CCCCCTGTCAGCCCTGTGACCAATCCTCTGCCCTGGGCGGCCTAATGCAATACGTTTGGAAAATTGAAGAATTGTCAGCGGAAGATGGATTGATTACCCATGCTAAGTACCGCTGCACAGTATCTGAAGATAACCAATCGGTAGAGACTGAGGGCAACTGGTGGTTCAATGAGCCTAAGTTGCGTGTGCCATTCGATCAAGTGACTGAGGAAATGGTCGCACAATGGATTGAAAACGAGGCTACCAAAGACGGGGTAAATGTTATAAAATCTCGGCTAGAGGAACAATTGGCGCTTCTTGAGAAGTCGAAATCTGTTGTGCCTCCGTGGAAACCTCAAGTGTTTACGCCGGAGCTATAACAAATGGTAATGCCGATTGACATCATTTCTAGGGCGCTAAAAGACATTGGCGCTTTGGAAGCTGGCGAAACTCCTACGCCAGAAGCCGCTCAAGATGCGTTTGATATGCTGAACGACATGATTGACCAATGGTCAAATGAGTCAATGATGGTGTATTACAAAAACGAAATCATCTTCCCAATCGTTCCAGGCCAGACGCAATACACAATCGGCCCAACTGGTGAAATTGGCGCAGGGTTTACAGGCTATATCAGCGGTAACATCCTTACAGTCGCTAACACCAACGTCAACAACTTTGCTGGCACAGGCTCAATCAATAGCTCAACGCTGACCATTACATCGGTTTCTAGCGGTGCTTTGCAGGTTGGTAGCATCATTACTGGCGCATCTATTCCTAGCGGCACGTCTATTCTGTCGTTCGGCACAGGTAACGGCGGTGTAGGAACTTACACAATCAGCCAATCGTTGTTTATCAACAATGAGTCAATCACAGCTAACGCACCGATCATTACATCGGGCGCTATCAGCAATGGGCAGTATCTGACCACGACTTACGGCGTAAACATGGGATTGACCCAAGGAACGCAGATTGTGGCGTTTAACACGGGCGCTGGTGGCAACATTAACGAAGCAGGGACATACACCCTTAACAACTATGTTTCTACACCTAGCCCAGCGTTTACTGGCTCTATTAGCGGCACTACCCTTACTGTTAGTTCTATTTCTGCTGGTTACTTGGGTGTTGGCTGCGTGGTTAGCGGCAGCGGTGTTACGGGCGGTACTACAATTACTGCGGTATTGACAGGCTTTGGTGGTATCGGAACTTACACGGTTTCGGTGTCTCAATCAGTCGGCAGCACCTCAATGGGTGGAACTGTCACGCCATTCCCTATAACAGCTTACTATCAACGTCCATTGACAATTTCTAGCTGTTTTGTGCGTATCAACACAAATAGCAACGGTATTCCAGTTCAAAACGGCGGTCTGGACTATCCAGTAGCTGTGCTGTCGCTGGAAGAATACGAAATGATTGGTCTAAAGACGCTGAACGGCCCTTGGCCCAAGGCGCTTTACTATCAGCCAACAGAGTTGCTCGGTAACATTTATGTGTGGCCCAACCCTTCTCAGGGTGAAATGCATATGTTTACCGATAACATTTTCAGCCGCTACTCAAGCGTAAACGATACTATTCAGCTACCGCAAGGCTACACAAATGCTTTGCGCTGGAATTTGGCTTATTTCTTGATGCCTCAATATGGTAAGTCATCGCCCACGCAGATTGCCATGATTACTAAGAACGCAAATGATGCCAAGGCTACTGTCAAGCGTACCAACATGAAACCGCCTCAAGTGGCTCGGTATGCAGATGCGCTGTTGGTCGGACGGCAGCGCGACGCAGGTTGGATATTGTCGGGCGGATTTTTCCGTTAAAAATCAACAACTTAGCGCAATGTCCTTTTACGTTTATCAACATCAAAAAACCGATACCAACGACATTTTTTATGTTGGTAAAGGACGGCGCAATCGTTGCAAGCAAACGCATGGGCGGAATCAATATTGGCATCGAGTGGTGAACAAGCATGGTTTTGTTCCGCAAATTTTGATTGATGGAATTGACGAAGAATTTGCTTTTTTTGTTGAAAAAGAAGTGATTGACCTGTATCGCAGACGTGGTATTGAGTTGGTCAATGCTACCGATGGTGGCGAAGGCTCTTCTGGATACAAACATACTGAAGAACACAAAGCCAAACTCAAAGGAAATACTAGAGGCGCATCTACTTGGGGTATTGGGTTTAAAGGCCACAAGCATAAAGAAGAAACTAAGGCTTTGTGGGCTGAATCACGCAAGGGCAACACAAACAAACTTGGTTATAAATTGACTGAAGAACAACGTGCCAACCTTAGCAATGCCATGAAAGGCAAAATTATTAAAGTTCGCCGTGTTCTGTCTGACGATCAAGTTCGCCAAGTGCGTTTGTGGTTAATTTCTAAATCTATTGCTGAAATTGCTCGGCGCATGAATGTTGGCGAGTCAACAATCCGTAGAATCCGTGATGGCGAAGCCTATGGAGACGTTAAATGAGTGATTTCGGTTTCGTGGGCCCGAGTTACGAATCGCCAAGCATCTATCAAGAGAGCCAAGAAAGCATTAATTGGCGACCAGAAATTGACCCTTTAAAGCAAGCTGGCAATCGGGGCGTGGTTGCGCTTTACCCAACCCCTGGCCTTACCACTCAGGCTATTTTGAATTCCGCTGAAGTTCGTGGGATGCACACGGTTTCTGGCGGCAATCAGCTTATTGTTGTCTGCGGCGCTTACGTTTATGCGCTGACTTCCAACTTAGTACCTAATGTTATTGGCATCTTGAATACGGCTGCTGGTCAGGTTCAAATCACAGATAACGGCGTTAACGTTTACATAGTTGATGGCGCTAAACGCTATGTTTGGTATATTTCCAGCCCTGCGAACGCTGTTTTTACTGGCTCGGTTAGCGGTACAACTTTAACAGTTACAAACGTTAGCTCTGGCACGATTGGCATCAATCAGTCTTTGAACGGCCTTGCTGTGCTTGCCAACACGGTTATAACGGCTTTGGGGACGGGAACAGGCGGTGTTGGTACATACACCATTAACCAGACTCAAACTGTGCCTTCTAGCAATTTGGGTTCTTCTACTGTTGGCGCTGTCGTTACGGGGTCTATTACCAGCAATACGCTGACAGTATCGGCTGTTACCAATGGAACTTTGCACTTAGGGCAAACAATTATTGGTGCTGGTATTACTTCTAACGTGGTGATTACTGCGCTTGGAACTGGTAGCGGTGGAACTGGAACGTACACGGTTAGCGGCACGTCTACTGTTGGCTCTGAAACGCTTTACGCAATCCAATTTACAACTTTGCCCTCTACTGATGGTGCGTTTTCCGGCGGTTCGTCTGTGGACATTGTGGATAACTACTTTGTTTACAACAACCCAGGAACTCAGCAATGGGGTTCTTCTAACCTGTTGTCGCCTATTTCTAGCTCAACATCGTATGCTTTTGCTGATGCTGCGCCGGATAACTTAGTTGCTTTGATTGCTGACCATCGAGAAGTTTACTTGATGGGTGAAATTTCCTCAGAAGTGTGGACAGACGTTGGCGCTGTTCCTTTCCCTTTCCAGCGTATCCCTGGCACTTCTACGCAACACGGTATTGCTGCGCCTCAGTCTTTATACCGCTTAGGCAATTCGTTTGCTTATGTGTCACGCAACAGCCGTGGGCAAGCTCAGATCATGCAGATGAATGGGTATATCCCAACTCGAATATCTACGCACGCTGTTGAGAATACGCTGGTCAATGAATACATTTCTGACGCTATTGCTTACACTTATCAGATTGAAGGCCACGAAGTTTATGTAGTCACGTTCCCAAGCGTTGGGGTTAATGGGTTGACTTGGTGCTATGACGCCACGACCCAAATGTGGCATAAATGGTTGTATTGGGACGGTAGCGAATACACAAGGCATCGGTCTAATTGCGCTGCGCTGTTCCAAGGAATGGTGCTTGTTGGCGACTATGCTAACGGCAAGATTTATGAGTTAGACCCTCAGAATTACACAGATGATGGTCAAACTATCCGCAGATTGCGTAGAACGCCGCATCTTACGACTGACTTGCAACGTCAATACTTTGATGAAATGCAAATTCAGTTCCAGCCAGGAACAGGAACAACAGGGCTGTTTACTCAGATTGGTAACACTTTTTTTACTAGCCCTTTGACGATTTCGCCTAATCAGACGTTGATTATTCCTTACGGTCTGACTTATGTGATTAACGATGGCAATATTGCCAACAATACGAACACGACCACTAACCCGCAAGCAATGCTGCGTTGGTCTAATGATGGTGGCTCTACATGGTCACGGGAGTATTGGGTGTCTATTGGACAGCTTGGTCGGTACAAGAATCGTGCGATCTGGCGGCGTTTGGGATGGTCACGGGACAGGGTGTTTGAAGTGGTCTTTAGCGACCCTGTAAACAGCGTGATTGTCTCGGCTAACTTGAAGTCTAGCGTGGGAGAAAACTAATGGCTAACGGCGTATCGACTACACAGCAGTTAAATCCATATCCACAATCGGTTTTTTTGGATGGAAACACGCAAAGACCGACAAGAAGTTGGCAACAATTCTTCCTTAATTTGTTAAACTTCAGTAGTGCAACCACAGCAACTGCTGGCTCTGCAACCTTGCCTAGCAATCCTGTGGGGTTTATCAACGTGACGGTTAACGGTCAGCCCTTCAAAGTACCATATTACAGCCCATGATAACTTTTCAAAAAGAGCCATTGTTTCCATTTGTTGATGAAGCATTGGCCCTTTTTAAAGAGCATTATGAAGAAATTGCAGAACGAACTGATGTTATAGAGCTTGACCCCGACTTAGACCGTTATCAGACGCTTGAAAACGCCAAGATTTTGGAAGTTCACACAGCAAGAGATGATGGCAAATTGGTTGGTTATAGTTTATGGATGGTGGTAAACCACTTGCACTATAAAAAAAGCGTCACGGCTAGCTCAGACATTCTCTATATTCACCCTGATTACAGAAAAGGGTTGCTTGGATATAGGTTTCTAAAGTGGACGACTGAAGAAATTAAAAATCGGTCGCCACAGAGAATCTTATTCCACATGAAGCCTTTTCTTGATTATGGGCATTTGGTTGAGAGATTGGGTGGTCATTATTTTGAAAAGACTTATTCAATAGTTTTGGGGTAACTTATGGGCATTTCTGCTGTTATTGACGCTGTTCTAACTGGGGCTGGTGAAGCTGCTGCGGCTGATGTTGCTGGTGGCGCTTTGGCTGATTCTGCGGCTGCTGGTTTTTTAGGCTCTGATGCTGCTGCGGCGGCTGTTGGTGCAGCAACAGATGCCTCCGCTCTTGGAACGGCTGCGGATGTTTTGGCTTCTGGTGCGGCGGTTACCCCAGGCGCTGTTTTGGCTGATGGTTCAACAGTTCTTGCCGATGGTTCAATTCTTGGCGCTGATGGAAGTGTAGTTGCTGCCCCTGGCTCTGCTGCGGTAACACAAGCTGCTGATGCTACAAGTTTGGCTAATGCTGCGGCTGCTACGCCTACTGCTATAACAGCGCCAACAACTACATCATTGAGTGATCTTGCTTCAACTAACACAGCAAACCCTGCAACAGTTGGTCAAAATTACGGTGCTGGCTCATTTGTTGATACAACCACAGGCAACATTTATGCTGCCAATGGTTCTGTTTATGGGCCTGATGGCAGTTTACTTAGTTCTGGTACAGCCCCTAATGCGGCGCAAGGTATCCAAGCCCCTGCTAATTTTGGAACATCTGCTTACGCTAACCAAGCTGGAACAAGTTTGGCTGACATGGGTGGCGCTCAAGGTCTTAGCTCGGCGGCTACTGCTCCAGGCTTGGCAAGCATGGGTGGCGCTCAAGGTATTGTTGTTCCAGCATCAACAGCTTTGGGTGACGCAACATCTTTTATCAATACGGCTGGTTTAGGTGCTGCTGGAAGCACAGGGCTTGTTAGTGCTGCTGGTGTTACCCCCGCTGGATTGGCTACATTAGGTGATGCAAGTAGTTTGGCTAATCTTGGAACTGTTGCTACCGTTGGAGCCGCTGGTGCTGGTGCTGGCGCTGGTGGAGTAGCGAGCGCATTAAGCCCCGCTGTTGCTGCGGGGACTGCTGGAGCCGCTGGCGCAGGTGTTTTAGGCACAGGTCTTACTGCTGGTCAATTAGCCGCTCTTGGTAGTGGCGCTGCTGGTCTTGCTACTGGTGCTATTAACAGCAATGCAATCAGTTCTGCACAAGCTCAACAACAAGCGGCAGCAGGTCAAGCTCAAGGCACATTGGCTGGTATCTATTCTGGCTTGCAGAATCAACTTGCACCCTATCAAGCAGCGGGGCAGCAAGGCTTAACTGGCTTGCAAAACAATCTTGGTTACTTCCAGAACCAGTTTAACAACCAAGACCTCAACGCTCAGTTAGCGCCTAACTATCAATTCATGTTGAACCAAGGCCAAATGGCTAATCAACGTGCGGCTAATGTTGGCGGCGGTGCTTTGTCTGGCAATACGTTGCAGGGCTTGCAGCAATACACGCAAAATTACGCTGGCAATGCGTATCAAAACGCCTTCAATAATTATCAGTCACAGCGCAATAACATTTATAACAGCTTGGCGGGTATCGCTGGCTTAGGCACTTCTGCTAACCAACAAGCTGTTACTGCTGGCTCACAATACGGAAATCAAGCAACAAACTTGGCTACTGGTTTGGCTGCGGCCAATGCTGGTGCTACGGTGGGTCAAGCGCAGAACACATCAAACACTATTAGCAACCTTGCTAATACTGCTACGTTGGCTACTTTGCTTGGTCAAAAAGGAAGTTAAGGATTAAAGATGGCTGAATTTTTTACAAATTACGCTCAACCACAGCAACGTACATCGTTGGCTGACATGGTTAACGCCGCTTCTGGAATTCAAAACTTTCAACAAGCGCAGCAGTTACAGCCTTTGCAGTTGCAAGAAGCTCAATTAAGGCTGCAACAAGCACAGCAAATGAATCCTTTGCAGTTGCAAGAAGCTCAAGCAAAATTGCAAACTGCTCAACAAGGCGCACAAAAAGGCGGCATTGAACTGTCTCAAGCAGAGCAAGCCAACAAAGAACGTTTGGCTATGCAAGCGTTTATGGCTAATCCTGATAACTTCCAAACCAACGGCGAAGTAGATCAAGAAAAAATCAACAAAGCTATTCCTGGCCTTGCTCCCATGACGGGAACAAAATACATTGAAGATTTGACTAAGTTGGCTAAGTCTCAGACTGAAGCGGCATCAGCAAAAAACCAATTGACCACTCAAGAACGTGGCATTTTTGGTGCAACATTCTTGGAAAAAGCCAACAACAAAATTACCGACCCAGAAGAATATAAAAAGTCGCTTGACGATATTGCAGAGCAATATGACTCAAAACACGTTAAGCGCCTTGCTGAGACCTACAAAAAGTCAATTGATTTGATTAAGAATCCAGCGATGTTGCCTCAAATTGCTGGCAAGCTCGGTTTGAGCATGATGACGCCAACAGGCGCACAAGAAATTACTGCTCCCAAAGTGGGCACAATTGATCTTGGAAATGTTGTTCAGCCAACCGCAACATCAAATATCCCAGGTCAAACGCCAAGAGTTCAGCCTATTGGTCAAGCATTACCAAAAGAAATAGCTCCTCAAGTATTTGCCAATCCTATTACTGGTCAGCCCACTATTTTGGGGGGAGGCGGTGCAAATGTTAATCGTGGAATGGGTAATGTTTCTCCTGTCGCTGCTGCTGGCGTACCTTCTAATGTGCCTGCTGGTCAACCTAGCGCTGGTCAGCTTGGCGGTGGTGGTCAATTGGCTCAACAGCCTAACGAATCACCTGCAAACTTCAACGCTCGGGTTGCTCAAACGCAAGGGCTTTACTCGTCAGCCTTAGATCAATACAACAATCCTAATAGTGCTGCTGGTCACATTCCTACTGCTCAGAATCTGAACAACAACATTCTGAACTTGTTGAAAGACCCAAGCGTTAGAACTGGCTCAATTTCTGACTATTTGGCTAATAAGACCAATAAGGGCGCTTTGAACGCTAAAGAGCAAGAACTTACTAAGTATCTTGAGCAACGTATTCAAGGGCTTGCACCACGTTCGGATGCTGATGCTGTTAGCATGAAAAACGCTTTTGGTTCGTTTAACTTGGACAAAGAAGCTCTCAAAGACATTGTGCGTAACGACAACGCTTTTGTTACTTCCCGTGATTTGTTGGCTAAAGGAATCTTGCATAACGGTGCGAATTCTTTAAATCCAAACAATCCAAATTACGGAAATGTCTCTAACTTTGTAAATAAGTTTACGCCTTACTCAAGCGACCCAACATTGATGAAATACATCTCTATTGTTGGCGAGAAACAAAAAGCCAAGGTCGATGAAGATGATAAAAACGCTTTGGCTAAAGTGATTGGTAGGCTTTCTCCAGCAGAAAGGTCTGCGCTAGAGGCAAAACGTCAAGAATTGTTGCAACTTGTTAATGGAGGCCGTTGATGCCACAGCAAGAATATGACATTGGTTCGCTGTTGCAGACAACTCCAGCGGCAGATCAAGGCCAAGATATTAACGAATTGTTGGCAAGTATTAAAGCGCCATCGTCACAAGAACAAATGTCGTGGAAAGACGTTCCTATTACTGCTTTGCGGAATTTGCCCGAAAGCACAATGAAGTTGGGACACGATGTTTTTAATGCTGTGGCACATCCGATTACAACAGGCATGGGAATGTTGGATGTTGCGGCTGGCGCTCTAGGTCATGCAGTTCCTTCAATTGCTGAAATGTCGGCAAAAATTGACCCTCAAAACACGCAACGGGCTATGACTGCGGCTGAACAGCTTGGTCAGATGTATAAGCAACGTTATGGAAGTGAACAAGGCTTTAAAGCTGCTTTGGCTCAAGACCCCGCAAGCGTTTTGGCTGATGTTGCTACTGTTGCCGCACCTGCTACAAAAGCACTTGGTATGCGACCATTAGCGGCTGCTGGTGACGTTGCGGCTCAAGGTTTAGGTATGACTACTGGTGTAGGTGGTGAAGCCGTTAAAACTGCATTTAAGTCTGGTCTGGAAGGCGACAAAGCGTTTATGCAAAACTTGCGTGGTCAAGTGCCTATGCAAGACGTTCTTGAGACTGCAAAACAAAACTTGCAGAACATGAAAACGCAAAAGAATGATGCGTATCGTTCTGGAATGGTTGACATTAAAAACGACAAATCTGTTCTTGCTTTTAATGATGTTGACCAAGCATTGGCTGATGCTCAAAAAATGAGCACTTACAAAGGCCAAATTAAGAACGAAGAAGCATATAAAGCGTATCAAAAGATACAAGATGAAGTAAATGCTTGGAAAAAACTAAACCCTGGTGAGTATCACACGCCAGAAGGTTTTGACGCTCTCAAACAAAAAATTGGTGGTATTGTTGACAGTATTCCTTATGAGGAAAAGACTGCCAAACAAGTCGGCAATCAGGTTTACAACAAGCTGAGAAGCACAATCAACGACCAAGCCCCTACTTATTCCAAAGTTATGGGCGAGTATTCTGACGCTAGCGACACCATTCGAGAAATTGAACGCACCTTGTCGTTGAACCCCAAAGCATCTGTGGATACGCAAATGCGTAAGCTGCAAAGCCTGACACGCAACAATGTGCAAACCAATTACGGCAACAGGCTTGATCTAGCTCGTCAATTGGAAGCTGAAGGCGGTCAATCAATCATGCCAGCACTTGCAGGGCAAGCAATGAGTTCTGTAACGCCTCGTGGCTTGGCTGGTCAAGTTGGCGGTTTGGGAACGCTTGGCGCAAGTTATTTAGCTAACCCTGCTGCTTTGGCTGCTCTGCCATTACAAAGCCCCGCATTGGTTGGAGCTGGTGCTTATGGTTTGGGTCGAGGAATCAGCCAAGCTGCCCAACTTAGAAATAAAATTCCAGTAAGCGGCTCACAAGGAACTGCTTTGATTGATCTTTTGTCGCAAATTAACAAAAAGGCTGACCAACAATGAGTTATCTATTAGCCCCTATCGGTAACGGCGCTCAGTTCTTTACCACTACTGGCTTGCCTTTGGCTGGCGGTTATCTTTATACCTATTTGGCAGGTACTAGCACCCCTGCTGCGACTTACACCACATCGTCTGGCAGCGTATCTAACACGAACCCTATTCAGCTTGGCACAGATGGTCGGCCTCCACAAGAAATTTGGTTGCCTTCTGGCACTAACTACAAGTTTGTTCTTGCTGATAGCACAGGCTCGGTAATTCAAACTTACGACAATTTGTATGGAATCCCAACAACTTTGACCAGTAGCAATCAAGTGCCTAGCGGTTGCATTTTGCTGTGGTCGGGTTCTATCGCTTCAATTCCTAGTGGCTACTATCTGTGTAACGGTCAGAACGGTACGCCTAACTTGCAAGATTCGTTCGTTGTTGGCGCTGGTAATACATACGGCGTGGGTAACAACGGTGGTTTTACCTCTAGCGTGACTAGCGGCTCTGGTACTAACCTGCCTCTTTACTACGCCCTTGCTTACATCCAAAAATCATGAGCGCCGAAATCGACTTAGTTAAATACGGTCAGCTTTGGCAAAAAGTCGAAGATTTGACACAAAAGGTGGATAAGCTAGAGGATGGCATGGAACAATTGCTGGAATTAGCCAACAAGTCTAAAGGCGGTTTTTGGGTAGGAATGGCTGTGGTTTCGGCTATTAGCTCTATTGTTGGCTATTTAACTCATAACTTCATGAGCATCAAATGATCGACCCAATAAGCATCGGCCTTGCCCTTTCAGGCATACAAAAAGCAGTCAAGATGGTCAAACAGGCCAGTCAGACTGTGGACGATGTTGCGTCTCTTGGCCCTGTATTGGGTCGATACTTCACAGCCAAGGATGTGGCTGTAAAGACTGTTACAGAGGCTAAAAAGTCGGGCAATGCTTCCAATATGGGCGCAGCTATCGAAATCGAGATGGCGCTGGAACAGACCCGCCAGTTTGAATCTGAACTTCAAATGTTGTTCATGCAAGCTGGCAAAGTGGATGTCTGGAACAAAATCAAGCAACGTGCTGGCGAGATGGATAAAGCCGATAAGTTTGCCGAGCAAGCTGCTAAAGACCGAGCCAAAGCTCAGAAGAAAGAGCAAGAAGAATTCATGATTGTTGCTTGTATTGCAGTCTTGGTAATTGTTCTTGGCTATGTTGGCTACTTATTTATTCAAGAATCTGTTGATTATGCTAAGAAAAATAACCATCCTATCCATCATCGTTCTTAGTGGCTGTGGCGATACATATCGCTATCATTGCCAAGACCCTAAGAATTTTAATGATGCACAATGTCAGAAACCCGCTTGTGAGTTTGCACAGACTTGTCCTGATTATTTGATAGCCCCTATTCTGGAGAAGAAAATTGAAGGAAATTTTGTTAACTCTACTAACACGCAATCCGGATCAACAGCGGTTAACTGCCGATGAAATAGACACCCGAGTAAGGGCGTTCGTTATCATTATGGTGACGCTCATTTTTGGCTTTATCACGTTTGCGTTGCTGTATTCGGTGACGTTTGTGACTCAGCCTATGAAGGCAATGGCTCCGATAGACCAAGCCTATACTAAGATGCTGAACGATATTGTTTTGCTTATTGTTGGTGGCATCGGTGGTATCTTGACTAAAGGCATTACCACAGAAGCGTCTAACATGATTACAGCGGCCAAGAACAACACGGCCGCCTATACGCCTCCGCCACCACCTCCGCCGGCTCCGGTGGTTATGATGGCTCCAAGTTGGACGCCTCCACCCATGCCGTCTGCCCCGCCTACATTGGAGCCGGATCACGAACGTGAGCGCATGGCCCAAGCAAGAGCAGAGGCTCACAATGCTTAGTTGGTTCTTTGACGACCTGTTTTATGTCCTCGCCGTGGCCGCTTTGGTGGTCGGGGCTGTAGGTTATGCCCTGAGTTTTTTTGTTGGTTTTATACCTGCGCTAAAGCCCCACGCCCTCGTTTTGAAGGTTGTGGGAATCGTGTTAGTCCTATTGGGAGGTTTTTATGTCGCAGATCATCGAGGCTATCAACGCCGTGTTGACGAAGATAAAGCAGAAATTGAACGACTTAACGGCGAAGCAAGAGCCAAAGAAGCCGAACTAAACGGGAAATTAGCAACCGCCAATTCAGCACTCAAGAAAGCGAAGAATGATGTCAAAACCAAGCAAAATGATCTTGTTTCTCGCGCTGACTCTGGCGAGTTGCGCCTCCCCTCCTCCTGTGGTGTACAAACCAGTGCAATTACCCCCGCTGCCGGAGGAAATCCAACCAATGAATCCGACACTGAGCGACAGGCTATCAAAGATCTTATCGCCATCGCAGCAGAAGGCGACACAGCCATCACCCAACTCAACGCCTGCATCACCACCTACAACCAAGTAAGGCAAACGGTAAACGAGGGCGTCAAATGATCACCGCCGAGAAACTCCACGCCTTGGGTATCGGCGCTGAATGGGTTGAGCCTCTGGAGGCTACTTTTCAGAAGTTCGGCATCGATGACCTGCCAAAACAGGCTGCTTTCATCGGTCAATGCTCCCATGAATCGGGCCACTTCAAGAAGTTAGAGGAAAACCTTAACTATTCGGCCGACACCCTAAACCGCCTATTCGGCCACAAATTTAAGCCGGGTGAGATCGAACAATACGCCCACCAGCCTCAGCGAATAGCGAATCGGATTTACTCGAACCGTATGGGCAACCGAGATGAAGCCTCTGGAGATGGGTGGCTGTACCACGGGCGCGGGATCATCCAGTTGACTGGTCACGACAACTTTTGGCACTTTGGGCAGTCAGTTGGCATGGATTTTGTTCGTGACCCTAATCCAGTAGCGCAGCCCATGTATGCGGCTATGAGTGGCGGTTGGTTCTGGGCTACACATGGATGTAATCCATTGGCTGAGTCAGAAAACTGGGAAGGATTGACTCGGCGCATCAATGGTGGGACGTTTGGTTTACAGGAACGTATTGCTTTAACAAAGCAAGCTCTTGACATACTGGCGTAATGTTTGACGCACCTAATTGCGTCATGAAAAACGTTCCAAATGCCGAACAAGCCATTGTTTTTGATAGCTTTATTAAAAAATGGCAAGCCAAGCTAAATTTGAACGATTGGCGCATTGAGCGTTATAACAAAGTTGCTAGGGATGCTATGGCTTGCATTAGCTTTGATGATGAGGCAAGACTAGCGACTTACCAGCTTGGCTCATTTGGTGAAGAAGAAATCACACCTAGTAGCTTAGAGTCAACGGCTCTCCATGAGGCATTGCACGTTTTTCTGCACGATTTGCGTAAGTTTTCGGATGACGAAGGCGTAGAGCATCAAGTCATCAATGTGCTGGAAAAGCTGCTCTTGGAGATTTAGATGCCTCTTATCAAGATTACAGATGAAGAATTCTTGCAACTTTGGCGAGAACATGGTTCTGCTAGAAAAATTGCCAAGATTACTGGCATGGATGAGAGAAACATTTACAGGCGTAGAGATCGGCTAGAAGAAAAGATCGATGCCCCTTTGTATAACATGAAAGAAAGAACCATTGTTAGAGAGCATCCAGCCCGCAAGCTCTTAGGAATTGAAAATGGATGTGTCATCGTTTTTTCTGATGCCCATTTCTGGCCTGGCAATCGATCTACCGCTTTTGATGGTCTTTTACATC